GAAGAATATATTCGTGATGACCGTTTTTCTGTTATTGGCGTCGCTGTTAAGGTTGATGACAGAGATGCTGAATGGTTCTCTGGAAATGTAATGGAAACGCAAAATTGGTTAAAAAAGTTTGATTGGGACAACGGCTTCGGACTAGCCCATAACGCTATGTTTGACATGGCAATATTGAATTGGGTTTTTGACATCAGACCTAAAGCAGTCTTTGATACGCTTGCAATGGCTCGTGCCACGGATGGATTAGAAGTCGGTAATAGTTTGGCTAAGATTGTGCAACGGTATAACTTAGGACAGAAAGGCACAGAAGTTGTTGATGCTAAAGGTAAGCGTAGGGAATCATTTTCTGCTGAAGAACTTTATGCGTATGGGCAATACTGCGTTAATGATGTAGAGCTAACATACAAACTATTCCATATCCTAGCACAGCGCTTTTCTAAATCTGAGTTGCAACTTATTAGCCTGACCATAAAAATGTTTTCTGAACCCGTCTTAGTTCTTAATACTCCTTTGCTTGAACAACACTTGATGCAAGTTAAGAACCGTAAAGAAATATTACTTGATGCTTGCATAGCAGATAAAGATACCTTGATGTCCAACCCTAAATTTGCCGAGTTACTTATTAGTATAGGCGTTGAACCACCCATGAAAGAAAGCCCTGCCAATGGAAAACAAACTTACGCATTTGCTAAAAGCGACGAAGGATTCAAAGAACTTGCCCAACACTTCGACGAGAGAGTACAGGCATTGGTCGCCGCCCGACTGGGAACAAAGAGCACCCTTGAAGAAACCCGAACTCAACGGTTTATCAATATCTCTTTTCGAGGTGAAATGCCTGTCCCACTCAGGTACTATGCCGCCCATACAGGTAGGTGGGGCGGAGATGATAAACTCAATCTCCAAAACCTTCCACGAAAAGGAGGACTCAAATCGAGTATCACAGCGCCTCTTGGATTCATACTTATTGACGCTGACTCAAGCCAAATTGAAGCAAGGACAGTAGCGTGGCTTAGCGGACAACAAGACTTAGTAGATGCATTTGAAAGGAAAGAAGATGTCTATAAGATTATGGCGTCAAGTATTTACAACAAAAAGATCGAAGACATTACGCAAGAAGAGCGGTTTGTGGGTAAGACAACAATCCTCGGTGCAGGTTATGGCATGGGCTCAGCAAAGTTTACTATACAACTCAAAACTTTCGGCGTGGAAATCGAGGAGTCAGAGGCGAAGAGAATCATCGACGTCTACCGTGCAACATACCAAAGAATACCCCAACTTTGGAAAGAAGCGAATCGTTCCCTTGACGCTGTGGCAGAAAAGAAAACTTGTCCAGTTGGGGTGCAACCGCAAGCACTTAGCCTTGCGGCATCAGGTTTTCTATTACCAAGTGGGCTTTATCTTTCCTACAATGACCTCAGAAAAGAAGACGACTCATATAGCTATGGAAGTAGACGAGGTCGTGTGAAGATTTATGGCGGGAAGGTAGTTGAAAACTTATGTCAAGCGTTAGCACGGTGCGTCATTGGTGAGCAGATGTTGCGTATAGCCAAGCGTTACAAGGTAGTGCTTACGGTGCACGATGCGGTCATGGCAGTTGTACCCGAAGCCGAGCGTGCTGAAGCTATGGTATATATAGATGAGTGTATGAAGTGGCGTCCGAGCTGGGCATTAACATTACCTCTTGCTTGCGAGATAGGTGTTGGTAATAATTATTCTGAGTGTAGTAACAAAAAACTAATCGAACATTGGGGGGTGTGATGACTGAATTACTAGAAAAATTAAGTAGTGGGTTACTAAAAATATTAGACCTGTTTAAAAAACCGGAACTAATAAAACCTGTTGATGAAGGTGTAGAAGTTCAAGTAGAAATACATGCAGCAAGTGACACTAAAAAGCTTGATGAGAAAGAAGATTTTCCTGAGACATTGGGTGAGTTGCTTGACCATTTAGATTTTACATTTAACGCTTACAATATGCGTTCTTTTGGGACAAGTTGGCTAGATGCCGATAGTCGCAATGGTCTAAAGAAGTTGGGTGCGCATGTACCTAACCCGTGGCAACATATATGGTACGCAGACGTTAGCGAATTAAAAGTTAATGTATCTAAAGGCATGCCAGCTATTATATTTATTTCTACACCACATAAAAAACAAAAAGCTAGGGTAGCACCCTCATACTGTTTTGCTATCAAGCATAGTAAGCTACCGTGGCATGTTGAACAGAAGAAAGGTGTACCTTATCAGTTCGGTATGGCTTATGCGGACAACAAATTATTTTGGCAATGTTCTTGGCTTGTAGTTAAGTCAGATGGCTCGTTTGATTTTTGTAAAGAACATATACACAAGCCCGTAAACATAATCCATAAAGGTCATCATAAAGGTGTTTATATGAAGCCTGTATTTAAAGAAACAACAATGATTGAGGACTACAACGAAGAAAAAAGAAATGGTGAAGAGATTATGAAAAACGCTTTTAAAGCCTCTTTTGATTGGTGGGTTAACCGTGACGAGCGTTGGAGTGTAGCAGTTAGAAAAGGTAACGAGCGAGTAACTTTTTGTGTGGATAAGTCATTAACTAAAAAATATTTTGCCGATAGAGATAAAACTGCTGTGACGCTGACAGGGCAAAAGAAAAAGATTATTCATTATGTAAAAGCCCACGAGCGTAGTTATGAAGATGGTAAAAAGAGTGTTGTCAAAGAACATATACGAGGCGTCAATACTTTTGATTGGAAAGCATACAAGTGCACGGTATCTGCCCCTGAGTTTGGTATGACTTTGACCAGTGCGTTTAATTTAGCATCTGTTAGTAATTCCGATGAAAAGTTTACGGAAAAGCTAATACCGTTTAGTAAAGTTGGTACAGTTCTAGCTAATTTTGAAGAAAGGAACGCCCAAAGATGACAATTAAATGGTCTTATTCCTCGTTGGGGTTGTTTCAACAATGCCCTCGTAAATACTATCACTTGCGTGTAGCCAAAGATATTGTAGAGCCTGAGTCGGAAGCTATGCTATATGGCACGCTAGTGCATAAGGCGGCTGAAGATTATATAAAGGATGGGACTGCCGTACCTGAGAAGTTTGCATACATTGCACCATTATTAGATGTTCTTAAGAACATTCCCGGTGATAAGCTATGTGAATATAAAATGGGTTTGACTATCGAATTAGAGCCTTGTGGGTTCTTTGATGATGGCGTTTGGTTTAGGGGCGTAGCCGACCTACTTATCCTAAATGGGGATACTGCACATGTGGTTGACTATAAAACAGGCAAGAGTTCGCAGTATGCAGACACTAAACAGTTGGAATTGATGGCTTTAGCGGTGTTTCAACACTTTCCGCACATAGAAAAAGTCCGAGCGGGTTTAGCGTTTGTTGTTGCCAACGACTTCGTTAAAGCCTCTTATAAAAAATCCAACGCTCCAAAAACATGGCTTAGATGGACTCAAGAAACAGATAGGTTGCAAGCATCCCATGATAACGACGTATGGAATGCTAAACCTAACTTTACATGTAAAAAGTTTTGCTCAGTAAAAAGTTGTGAACATAACGGAAAAGGTATTTACAGATGAACGAGAACGATTTGAGGGATTGCTTTGCTATGTTTACTTTAATGGGCATAGTTAGCCGAGGAATTACCAACGAAAGTATTGAAATGGTTGCAGAAAACTCTTATATTATGGCAGATGCAATGCTTGAAGCACGCAAGCCAAAGGAGGAACTAGGGATTGCTTCAATTAAAAAACGGAGGGTTAAAGAATGAAAACAACGCACTTTGCTTTTGTAGGGATGTGGATTATATTCTGTGGGATGATTATTTATTTAACAGAAGTAAGTCGTAGAGAAGAAGTCTACAAATTAAACTGCGAACTACTGCTTGGTGGTTGGCATCCTGATGTACCCAAGGATTACGCTAAGTTATGCGAAGAGGCTAAACAACAAATGAGGAGCGATAGATGAAACCAAGTGCATACATATCTGATGGCGGTATATTGTTTAAAGAGTCACCACCTGATTCAATACTTAAACTAAATCCGTTGTACACATCAGCCGAAATACAGGCGTTACATAACTTAGTTAAAGAGCAAGACAAAAAGATTATTGATTTAACCTTTGACCTTGAGTATGCAAGACGGACAGACGAGTTTGTTAAAGAAAGCCCACAGACAGACTTAATAGTTTTGCTACGAGAAGAGGTGACATTAATGCAAAAGTATTTAGAGGAACAAAACTTGCGTGAACATTTTGTAGCGTGGAGGCAAGAGAAATGATTACTGCAACCATTGAAATCCAAGTGGACAAGACACATACATTTGTACGAGTTTGGGGCGAAGGCATTGCCTTAGAGATTGCCGAAGAACTACTGGAAATAGCACGGAACATGGACACTGAAACTTTGATGGGCATTAAAGTAATCAAGAAACAATCTAACTAAAGAAAGCGAGTGAGAAATGAAAGAAGTAACAAAAGATGAAGTAGCGCACTACAAACAAAATGAAACATTAATAGATGAGTTAGTAAACTCGGTAATCATACATCATGCTAGTAGTGTGTTAAGGACTAGGATTGCTGAGATATTGTATAAGCATACCCCGACTCTTGACCAAGCGTGTTACGAGCGTGGTTGCCCTTGCATAGACCAATTTGGGGAAAAAGAAAGTAGGGAGAGTGGGGGATGACTGAACATTATGTAACTGACCAAATATGGTTTCCTTGTGACAAATGCGGTAAACAAATAACGCATCATTCCATGCACAATTGCTTTGTAATGAATCCTGACATATTGCCAACGCTTGAAGAATGGCAATTAGTTTGTAAGATGGTTAAAGGTAGTAAAAAATGAAAAAACATAGAAAGATGTCGGAGCAAATGGAAAAAGACATACAAGAGATTGTTGATTTCTATATGCAATTTGTAACAGGTGAGCATTTTTCAATAAGAGAAAGCCTTGAGTATTTTTGGAAGTGCATGAATGATTACACAATAGAAGATTATTTAAAAACTGTTCGTGAACGAAAAGCAAGTGAGAAGTGAATGCATGAAGATGACGAAGACGAATACGAAGAACCAGCAAGTAAAACCCCACAAAACAACGAAGGGCATATGTCTCAACAGGAAGTAGCAGAGGTTTTGGGTATGTCACGAAGTAGAGTCAGCGAGGTTGAAAAGAAAGCGCTTAGAAAATTTAAATATTTTTTGTTAAAGAAATATAAAGAAGAAGATTTATAACTTATAAAGGAGTTGATAGATGGATGCGTATCAAATGAAATTACAAGCAGACTATGACACTATAGTCAAAGAGTGCATAGATAAAGATAGACGAATTGTTGATATGGAATACAAGATTAAAAACTTAGAATACTTGGTTAGGTCGTTAAGCGACTCATTACAAATAAAAAATGCTTGGGAAAAATTTGACGTTGATGGGAGATGCTGATGACTAATGAAGAAGTCCAGCAAATCCTTAAGGAACTTACTGATTGTTACGGGAAAGATTCTATGCCAAAATACGTAGTAATGGCTGATGGAGCCGTATATTTTTATAAGAAAGAAGAGGATAAATATGCCTTATGTGAACAAACCCCGCCCGTACAAGAAGGAATACGAACAGTATGATGGCACCCCTGCAGTCAAAAAGAAGCGTGCTCAGCGCAACAAGGCTCGTAGGATGCTTGAGCGAGAAGGTGTTGTACATAAGGGCGACGGTAAAGACGTTGACCATAAGACCCCTTTGTCTAAGGGTGGTAAAACAGTGCGCAGTAATCTGTCGGTCAAAACAGCCAGTGCTAATAGGTCGTTTAGTCGCAATTCAGATAGCACAGTAAAGCAGAACAAACCAAAAAATGGAAAAACCTAATAAGTATAAGTGGCCCGGAGTATACCCTCCGATGAAGCATCAAAAGGAAACAGCAGTATTTTTAGCAACAAACCCAAGAGCATTTTGTTTTAACGAGCAGGGAACAGGCAAAACAGCTGCAGCTATATGGGCGGCAGACTGTCTTATAGAGAACAACTATATAAAAAGGGTGCTAATTATATGCCCCTTATCCATCATGCAATCTGCTTGGCAAGCCGACCTATTTAAGTTTGCCGTACATCGCAAAGTTGGTATAGCTTACGGTGCTAGGAACAAGCGCAAAGCCGTGATTGATAGCGATGCTGAGTTCGTAGTAATTAACTATGACGGGATTGAGATTGTTGCCGAAGACATAGCAAACAATCAGTTTGATTTAATTATTATTGACGAAGCCAACGCATACAAAACTGTGACTACAAAGCGTTGGAAAACACTTAACAGACTTCTTAAGCCTGAGACATGGTTATGGCTTATGACTGGAACACCTGCGGCACAGAGCCCTACAGATGCATTTGGTTTGGCTAAACTGTGCGTGCCTAATAATGTGCCAAGATTCTTTGGTACTTTTAGAGAATCTACTATGGTTAATATAAGTAAATTTAGATGGTTACCAAAACCGGACTCAGATAAAACTGTATTCAATGCACTTCAACCAGCTATACGGTTCACTAAAAACGAATGCCTAGATTTACCGGAGGTCACACATGTTTTCAGAGATGCGCCACTATCTCCGCAACAACTTAAGTTCTACAAAATACTTAAAGACCAAATGCTTATGGTTGCTGACGGCGAAGAAATTAGCACCGTTAACGCAGCTGTTAACCTCAATAAACTTCTGCAGATTTCTGGCGGTGCTGTCTATAGCGACACTGGTAACGTGGTTGAGTTTGATGTTAGTAATCGTCTTCGTGTTGTAGAAGAAGTCATCAATGAGTCGAGTAATAAAGTGCTTGTGTTTGTACCGTTTACGCATACAATAGAACTGCTTAAATCGCATTTAAGAGGGGCAGGTATTGCCTGTGAGGTTATAAACGGAGCCGTCCCTGTTAACAAACGGACTGATATATTTAAACGGTTTCAAGAACAGAACGATATTAAGACGCTTATCATTCAGCCACAAGCTGCGGCGCATGGTGTAACATTAACGGCTGCAGATACAATCATTTGGTATGCACCCGTAACATCTATTGAGACTTACTTGCAAGCTAATGCTCGCATAGACAGGCAGGGACAGAAGAACGCTATGACTATAGTCCACATTAAGGGTTCTCCCGTAGAGACAAGACTATACAATATGTTGCAAAATAAACTTGATGTACATACAAAAATGATTGATTTATATAAAAACGAAATAAATGAAAATAATACTTGACAAAGTATAGTTGGTGTTGTAATATGATTTAACGGGCATAGACTCGGTATTAACTTAAAGGAAAGTAAAATGGAAACAGCAGAAAAACCGTCTGTAGATAAACTTGTCTCTGTGTATATTAAAATACGAGACGCCCGTGACGAAGCTAAGCGTGAATGGGAAGACAAGGAAGCAGACTTCAACGAGCAGTTAGATTTAATCAATCACCAATTACTTGAGATATGCAAAGATACAGGGGCCGACAGCATCAAGACGACGCATGGTATTGCCATGCGTACTCTCAAGTCTAAGTATTGGACTAGTGATTGGGAAAAGTTCTATGATTGGATGTTTGAACACAATGTGCCAGAGGCTTTAGAGAAGCGCATACATCAAACAAACATGAAGCAGTTCTTAGAAGAAAACCCGGATATACTGCCCCCCGGTTTAAATGTGGACAGGACATATGCAATTACTGTAAGGAGAAGTAAATGAGTGAAGTAACTTTATTTAACCAAAACCTACCCTCGTATTTAAAAGAGGTAGAACTCGATGACGTAACCAAAGCCTTTGCTGGTGGTGGCGGTAGTAGCAAACGTATATCATTGCGTGGTAGCAAATTCCGTATGGTTGTTAACGGGAAAGAAGTTGTTACTAGCAATAGCGATAGCATGAGTGTAGTTATTGTTAATGCCGCTAAAGATATATCCCGTCAATTTTATGCTAAGGCATACAGTTCTAAAGAAGAAAACTCAGCGCCTGATTGCTGGTCTGGTGATGGTAGCACGCCTGATAAGTCTATTGGCGCACCGCAACATGGCAACTGCATGGACTGCCCTCAGAACATCAAGGGCTCAGGCGCAGGAGATAGCAGAGCGTGCCGTCACTATCGTCGGTTAGCAGTAGCATTGGCTGATGATATTGGTGGTGATGTATATCAGTTACAGTTGGCGTCTAAGTCTATCTTTGGCAAGGGCGATTTAAAAACTATGCCGTTTGACCAGTTTGCTAAGTACGTTGGCTCACAAGGCTACAACTTAAATACTTTAGTTACTGAGATGCGGTTTGATGAAGACAGCGATGTAGCTAAGCTATATTTCCGTCCAATCAAATTCTTAGCCAAAGAAGAATGGGAAGTTGCTAAGAAGCAAGGCGATTCTCCAGCAGCTAAGAGCGCCATACAGATGACCGTGTCTCAAACAGATGGCGTAAAAAAATTAGACAATTTGCCTACGCTAGTGTCGTCTAAGGCTAAAGAGAAAATGGCTGAAGAACCGGAAATTGCCGAGCCTAAAAAGCGTGAAGACAAGCGAGCAGAAGCACCTCCTAAGCGTGATTTAAAAGCGGTGATGGGGGATTGGGCTACGGATGAAGAATGAAATTACAAGGCTATAGCTATCGTCTTGTGAAGGCTAACCAAGAGGCAGACTCAGAGAATGTGGGTGTGCAACTTGGTAGGTACTGTATTGCCAAGAATATCCCTGTGCATAAAGCCGCCGAAGTTTTTAAGGTGTCTAGGATGACTATATACACATGGTTTACTGGTCAGTCAGCACCACACAAGAAACGAGCTGAAAAAATAAAAGAAGCGCTAATCAAAGCTAAATTTAGCGTATAAGCTTACAGGGGCAGATAGTTTGACGGAATGAAAAGGGGACCGCCGATCTCCCTGCTGCCCTTCCTTTCTTCGGTTTAGAGGTTATATGGCAACTATAGACTTACTGAGTGCAGTGCTTCCGACAGAAGGATGGTACTGCATACTCGGTCTAACACAAACTGGTTCACCAAGGCAGATATTCGTTCAGACTATACAGGAAGCGGAAGCTGAGATAGACCGTTTATTAGCACAAAAATGTGACATGTATTTTGCTTGCGCTAAATACAATAATGATAAAGACGGAAGAACGCAAAAAAATAGTGCTTACTTTAAAAGCTTTTGGCTTGACATTGATTGTGGTACTGCAAAAGCATACGCAACGCAAACAGAAGGTTTAGCTGCCCTTAAGCAGTTTTGTAAAGATGTAAGTATGCCCTTACCTACAGTGGTTAATTCTGGCAGGGGTATCCACGCCTATTGGTTGTTAAACAAAACCATATCCCGCAGTGAATGGAAGCCTATTGCCGATAGACTTAAAGAACTATGCGAAGAGTTTGACTTTGAGGTAGACCCGACTAGAACAGCCGAGAGTGCATCTGTTCTTAGAGTGCCTGAAACATTTAACTTCAAGGGAGACCCTCCGTTTCCCACAGAAATACTCGCAATGTCTAAGGAGTTAGACTATGACGAGATTAGAAATAAGCTAGGGGTTCTAGTTGCCCCTGACTATATCCCACGTGAGTTAAGCCCACTGACTAAGTCGTTGATGAGTAACAGGCAGAGTCGATTTAAATCTATCATGCTTAAGACTGCAGAGGGTAAAGGATGTAAGCAGCTAGAAAACATTATGTTAAACCAAGACAGTATAGAGGAGCCACTATGGAGAGCAGGGTTGTCAATTGCCGCACATTGTGTAGACGGCGATGAAGCGATACATAAGATATCAAGTGAACATCCTGCGTACAACGCAGATGAAACTGAGCGCAAGGCAAGACAGACCAAGGGGCCGTATACCTGCGAAACATTTGCAAAAATTAACCCCGAAGGCTGTAACGAATGCCCAAACAAGGGTAAGATATCAACTCCGATTTTGCTTGGCACTGAAATTGCCCTTTCACCTAAAAATGCTGAGGTTGTTGAAGAAACATCTAAAGGCACAAAAGAAGTCTATAAAATCCCTGAGTACCCGTTCCCCTACCACCGTGGCAAGAACGGCGGCGTATACATACAGATAAAGAACGAAGACGGTGAACTGGATTTAATAAACATCTACGAACACGATTTGTATGTGGTTAAAAGATTAAAAGACCCTAACAAAGGTTCTTCTATATGGATTAGATTGCACCTTCCACAAGACGGCGTAAGAGAATTTGCAATACCACTAACCGAAGCACAGACGTATGAAAAATTAAGTTCGCATTTAGGATGGCATGGACTTGCTGGCAACAAAAAACAAATGGAGTCGATTGCCCAATACGTAATTACATTTATTAAAGATTTGCAACATAGAGAAAAGGAAGAGATTATGAGGTCACAATTTGGCTGGGCGGATAAAAATACCAAGTTTATTCTTGGAGACCAAGAAATATCCGCAGAGGGTGTTACATACAGCCCACCTTCAAGCAGTACAGGTAGCTTAGCCGAATGGCTAAAGCCGACAGGTGATTACGAAGAATGGAAAAAGATAGTAAAAACTTATAACATGCCGGGGTTTGAGCCACACGCTTTTGGGTTCTTCACAGCATTTGGAGCGCCGTTGCTTACGCACCTCAACCTCAAGGGTGCAATCATTAATCTGATTAACAACACATCAGGCACAGGTAAATCCACTATCTTAAAGATGTGCAACAGCGTATGGGGGCACCCCGAAGAACTAATGCTGCAATGGAAAGATACGCAGAACTCGATGATACATAGGTTCGGCATACTAAATAACCTACCAGCAACAGTCGATGAGATAACCAAGCTAAGTGGCGACAACTTCTCTGACTTAGCCTATGCTATGTCACAAGGGCGGGGCAAGAATCGTATGAAGCAGTACGAGAACGCTGAGAGAAAGAACGATACCAAGTGGGGGACCATAGCGCTATGCTCATCCAATGCTTCGTTTTACGATAAGTTGTCTAGCCTTAAGTCTACCCCCGACGGCGAGTTTATGCGGTTGCTTGAGTATCGTGTTGAGATGACGGATAACTTAACCAAGCAAGAAGCCGATGCAGTTTTTAACGAACTGTATAACCACTATGGGCACGCAGGGGCGGTGTATGCCAAGTATCTAGTTGGCAACCTAGAAGCCGCCCTAGACTTAATTATGCATGTTCAACAGAAGATTGATAAAGCCGTGCAGTTTACTAGCCGTGAACGGTTCTGGTCTGCCGTTGTAGCGTGCAACATAGCAGGGGCCCTTATTGCCAAGGACTTAGGCATCATTGACATAGACATAAAGCGTGTATATGAGTGGATTGTTTCTGAGTTAAAAGTAATGCGTTACGATATTAAAGCGCCTACTCAAGCGCACTCAAGCATCATTGGTGAGTTTATGAACGAGCATAGAGGCTGTACGCTAGTTATAAACGGCTTGGCAGATGGTCGGTCAGGCATGGAGCAGTTGCCGATTGTGGAGCCTAAGTTTAATGACTTGTTTATTCGGATAGAGCCCGATACCAAGAAGCTATACATTAACTCTAAGCAACTACGGGATTACTGCACCAAGCAACAAGTTACGCTTAAGGAAACTTTGAAGAGTCTAACCGCAGATAGCGTATACCTAGGCAAAGAGAAGAAGCGCTTGTCCAAAGGCACAAAGGTGCAGTCACCACCTGTAGATGTGTTTGTGTTTAACTTAGATAGCACTTGCTTCATGGATACCGACTTGTATGTAGAAGCAGCTAAAACTACGCCAGATGTTGATCCACGGACTGGACTTTAATGTAAATTGGCGCAAATTTATTGTTGGCACATCATTTTTTATACCGTGCATTGACACCGAATCTGCGTTAATACAGATCACTAGAACAACAAAACGACTTCGGTATAGGACAAAAGCATACGTTGTTGTAGAAAAAGGTATTAAAGGCTTGCGTATATGGCGGATAAAGTAGTATTATTTATACCGTAATCGTTGGTTTCGGTTACTTTTCCTTCAAGTATGTTTAATACCCCACCACGGTGGGGTTTTTTTATTTGTCCGAGTTACCGTATCGTTGCATTTCTATTGCTCTTTCCATGCTCTTTTTAGGTATGTTAATACCGCCAGTTTCTTCAGCCATTTCACGGTTTTTATATTTGCCCTTAATAGAATTTTGCAATGTTTCACGAGTTATACCTTTGTCAGGATACGTGTCGTTAAATTGATCTATTTTATCTAGTGTCTTATCTAATAAGCTGTTGTCGTCGTTATCTATAGCCAAGAAGTAAGCGTCCATTAATCGAGTCTTTTTCTCATTTATTTCTACGTCGGCAGTTTTTGCTTCAAAGTTAGATTTTTGTCTCTGCGCAAAACGCTCTGGGGTAAACCCTAATCCTTGACCTATAACTTCTGCAGTTGTGAAATCATCCATTATTGTGTTACCTGAATTTGCTGCTGTAGCTTTACCTTCACCAATGTCAGAGAACCTTATACCTTTCATAAAGTTTTTAATTAAAGCAGGCATAGCCGTTTCTATAGCTCTCCAAATGTGCCCATCTTTATATTGGTCGTATGCGTTTGCAAAATTAACACCTATACCTACAGTAGGACCCATTAATGAAATAATAAGGTTTTGAAATGCTGAAACAGAATCAGGGCTTCTACGAGCATCTTTGTACCACAAGTCATTTAAACTTAGCCTGTCAGCAACCGCTGCCCCTAATGTTTGTGATACAACACCACGGGATATAGAATCACCAACAAACCCGCCAAAGATTCTATCCATTTCATTTTTAAACCAGTTATCAAAATACATTTCCGGCTCGTCATCATCTTTAAACACGGCGTGCATTGCTTCAATGATGCTAGAAACCATAGAGAATAAAGGCAATCCAGTTGTACCAGCAAACACAGCCGTCATACCAAGCGTGCCTTGCAACCGTCTAACTGCTTCTTTACGTACATCTTTAAGGTAAGCAACTACAGCTTGATTAAGTTCTTCTTCTGTAAGCGGTGCAGCATCAGGCATATTTACTTGTCGATCACCTACAATCTGTTCTTTAATATCAAACAGCTCTTCATTTGTATAGTTGCTAGTTGCCCCTTCATATGTGCTACGCAGTAGCATGTAAGTCATCTGTTGGGAAAACTGCTTAAACTGTAAAAAAATCTTTGCGTATTTGCCTTGGAAATAACGTGGCTTATTAATAGTTGAGTAATCAAACATAGACTTGTACGTTAATTCTTTAGCCGCAGCAATAGCTTTCTTTTCTGCAAATTCCGGTTTGTATCCAGCTTTAATAGCTTGGTCGTATGCTAAATCAAATACCGACATAGCTACTACTTCACGGTTAAATTTCTCCGCTGCGTGAAATGCGCTACCCAAAGCCTTCATAGCATACTGAGTCTTGCCTGTATACAATTCACTTGGCTTATCCGTCATGCCTTGAATGTCGTGAGTTAATGAAACATCAATAAGCCCATCTATTACAAACTGATCATATGCACGCTGCTGCGCTGCATTAAACAATCCTTTTTTGTTTGCTAGAGATGGATAGTCCCATTCCCCATTTTGATTTTTAAATCCTGCCCCCATAAACTTTTTAGAATACTCAGCCATTTTTATGCCGGTTTTAATCATGCCGTATTTAGCACCGACTACAGGTAAACCAACAGCAGGTACACCAAGCATATTAACTAATGCCGACGCAGGGGAGGTCATATACCAAGCAAAACCTAAATTAGACGCTATTGAGGGTAATAAACCTGTATCCGACGGGTCCATAATATAATTTAAACGGTTTCTTAATTCTTTTAGATAATCATTATCTTCTGTAAATTGTTTTTGCCCAACGTCTTTTAAATTTTCTTGTGCACTATTAATAAGATTATGTAGTGTTGGGCTATATTTAAATCTGGCTTGTTGATATGCCATACGAAAAGCCGACGTAGTAAAAGCACGTAGCATATCTTCATCCATACCAGATGTACCTTTACGGTTCATAAACATCTTACGTATGCTTTGGTCAGGTAAAAATAAATAATATAATTGTTCTATTTCTTTAGTTAAATCTGCTTTAATTTGTGTAACGTCTTTTGAGGTATTTACTTCTTGCCCTATTAAAGTTTTTAACCGTTTTAAAAATTCAAAATCTTCTAAATTATGGTTGCTTAAATCTTGAAGAGAATTACTTTCCCTAATATCAGTCTCGGTATAAACTTTTCCTGTTTCAGTATCTTTATAACTACCATTAGCCTGTTGTTGTAATTTATTTTTTACAAAAAGGCGTCTTTGTCTAGGTGATTCAAATAAATAAAATTCCATATCTTTCCCTTTACCTATTTGTAAAGAGAACTCTCCAAAGCGTTTAATTGGAAAATAAACAGCTACTTGATCGCTATTAAAATGATCTTCTAATGCTTTTAATTCTAAATGCGCAGCAATATCTAATTCTGAAACCCCTTTAGAAAGAAGTTCTTGTTTAGTAGTTTCGTTTATCTGAACATTTTTATTGCTGTTGTGCCAATCAATATTGCTTTGATTAAACCCAGCAGTTAGCATGGCTTTTTCTTTGTTATCTATAGCACTTTGAACGTAGTCCTTAAAACGCTTTCTATAAAACTCTCTTACCTGCACATATATAGCTTGTCCTTCGGAGCCTATATCTTGCCAAGCTTTATCTGTTGTAGCTATACCTGTTGCCCCCAATGCAGGGTCTTTATTTACCTTACCTTTTCGATCATCTAGGGTAACATCAATCATTAATGCATTTAATATAGTGGCTTTTTCAGGGTTATCTTTTTGCCATTGTTGCCAATTTAAAGCTATGTTTCTTGTATCTTCAAGCACACGGTTACGCTCATTGAGCATAGCTTCTGTAGTATTAATAAAAGTTTTAAATTCTCTTATGCGAGGACCGACTAAATCACTAAGCTGCCGAAGGCTAAATGCCCCTAGGTAATGTTTACGAGTTAGATTAGTGAGGTCAGCTAAAAATCCTTTTACCCCTTCTTTTGCAGTTTCCCAAGTTGTTCTACCATTGTTTGCAGCTTGGATTTTTGCGGCAGACTTTTTACTTGGTTTTGTTCCATCTAATACTTTTCCTTTAGCATTAACCGCAGATACACTAGCAGACATTTCTGGAGAAGCTTGGAATATTAAATTGGCATTAGCTAGGGTATACCCTAGAACATTATCCATACCAAATATTTTAGCAACTAGCTGCGTAAACCTATCCCACATACTTACGTTAGTGTCGGCCTTATACTTTAATTCTTTTAGTAACTGTTGGAACTGCTCATTAGAAAAAGCTTCGGCAACAAATTCATGTATATTTCTAAACCCATATTCATCCGACACCACATTAAGGCGCTTTGCAAATGCATATAATTTATTTAATTCATCAACAGCCTTCTTCTGAGTAGCATTTAACTTGGCGTAATTTTCTGGCTCTAACGCATACTGCGTACCAGCATGGGATGTTTCATGTAAAAATGCATAGGTGCTAGTTCCGCCTCTACCGGAGTTTAAATTAATACTATTCATGTAAGGTAGGTATGTTCCACTAGCTTTCAATAAAGACACGCCGTTTTTATACGCCTCAAGCATATCGTCAAGCTGCCCAATAATTGGGTTGGTATCTACTTTGACCTTACCATCTTTAATTGCTTCTAAGCCTCTAGAAATTGTGTATATATTGTTGACGTCGGCAAAATAAGTATTAAATATGTCTGGGTGTGCTTGCCCTATATAGGCAAACAAGTCACTACGTTGGTCTGCTATTTTGCTAGTAAGAATGGACTGCGCAATAGCTTGCTGGTCGTCAAATGTTACAGATGTAGTAAGCCCAAGTTCCCGTAGCCGTCTAGCCAACCCAGATTGAAACTTATTACCACTATGTTCTAGCAACCGTAAAGCACCATTTAAATCATTTTGCCGAAGCTTTTGTTCTATTGCTGGATGCAATGGTGTATATATATCTTTCTTACCAAACGGCCCAACTATTTTTGTAACTGCAGGTTTACCTGCTTTACTAGATGGTCCTAGCCCAGCCTCTGATTTAAACCCTTCGCCTTTACCTACTTTGCCTGTAGGAGGACGCCCTATCATTTTGGCATAGTTGCGTATATTTAATCCAGTAAGTTCTGTCTCTTCAACAGGTTTAGTTTCTTCCGCTACATCCGCATCCCGCTCAATATCTGCAGCGGTCTGTTTAGAAAATTGTTTTGTGTAGTTATCTACAGTAGCTGCAAATTTGCTAAATTCATTTGCGGGTAAATTATTTTCTACCCATTTCATAAACAATTCGGCCTGTTCTTTATTCTGGTTTTTAAATATTGGTGAAGTATTAGTAGCCTGTGCATCACTAGCTAAGTCAAAAGCGGCGGCACGCATACCCATTCCATAGCCATAACCAGCACTATATTCGTTCTCACCAAAATACGCCCATGCAGCATTTTCTTCTCTAGTACGCTCGTTCTTAGGTACTTTACCTAATGTTCTAATAGCATCAGCTACTTCGTCAGAAGATATGGATTCATCAGAACTAAACGGTGTTCTTGTAAGTTCAATAGCTGTTTGCTGCGTAGGTTCTCCAATACGAGCACGCTCGTAATTAACTAAAGTTTGCCTTAGCTGTTCACGTAACCCCTCTATGTTGCGCCTAGTATTAAGTGGAGTATTAAGCAAGTTGTCTACAGTGCTAACTTGATCTTCTGCCGACATTCCTAGCATTCTCTGTGATAGACTAGACGTAAGCTCCTCTTGCTCAAGCGGTGCTTTACTTAATCCGTCAAAGAAATTACGCAGTACATTAATGCGTTTACTCATTTCTTTTGTATCAAGGCGCTCATCTACAGTCTCACCAACAAATGTCTGAACGTCATTTATTAATTTTTTAACTTCAGTCTTAAATTTGTTTTGTTCGCTAGGATTGTCTGAAGTAGATTTAAGTCCGTTAAAGAATCTTTGCACCCCTTTAACTGGGTTTTGAGTGTCCCCACCGACTAACATTAGTTTAGCTGTAGGTGCTTGTTCTTGGTCTTGTCCGGGGGCAAATAAAGCTGTTTGATTTGGGCTTACTTTAACTGCGTTGCCCTTTTCATCCATTGTAAAGCCTTGTTTAATAGCTTTATTGGTTAAAGGTATTGATTTTGCAACGGCTATTTGTTGTTCTTCAGTAAGTGGTTGACGATCATCTGGGTGGATGTAGTCCGGATTAAGTTCCCCTGTAGACAAAAACATTGAGTTGGTATCTACAGGGCGCCCAGCTCTAGCCGCTAATTGGGCATTAATAATATCGAGTTCTTGTTGCAATGAATTTTTAACGGCATCAAGCTCAGCAATTTCTGGAGCATTTTCATCAACAGCAGCTATTTCAAATTGTTTGTCATTAGCATCGCTTATTTCATTTTTAATTGCTTCTAGCCTAGCAGTTAATTGTTCGGCTGGAAAAAGTTCTAATTGATTGACGCTTGCATCTTCTCCTGTTCCAGCCACGTTAGCAGCTGAGCCAGTTCCAGCCAAGTCTGTGGCTGCAGCCCCTGCAAGTCCGGTGTCGGCAACGCCTTGTTCGTCAGACAAAGAAAGGCCAAGCTGATCTGCTCCGGGGATAGGTTGTTTAGTTCCATATTCATCTGCCTCAGTAAAAGCGTTTTTACCTGTTTTAGGTTCTGCTCTAAGCTGTTGTAATACCTTCTCGTCTTTTTTAGCCTCTTTATATTCACCGTAGGTGTTAAGCCCTCTACTAGCACCGCCAATAACACCACCTACACCAGCCGCACCAAAAAACGCTTCTTTATATTCTCTTACAGCGTCATCACCTGTAAGTGCTAAACCTGCCTGCCAACGCTCAGCCGCTTGTTCTAGTAATTCTGTTGGGGCCTCAGCAACTATACCGGCAGTTGCGCCTACTGCAGCACGCTTCCCTACTTCTTTAGCAACAGTACCAGCGCCAACTTCTCCGGCTACACGGCGAGCCGCTAATTCTTTAGCTACTTGTTTACCTGCTTCTTTACCCCCAAGTTTTCCTAAACCCGCAGTAAATCTATCAGCAAAATAGCCAAGAGGCGCTGTACCAGCAGCGGTCAATGCAGCTTTAGCTACTTCTAACTCGTCAGGGTCATCTTTTGATTCGGCTTGACGTACTAAAAAATTACCAAACTGTTGAACAGCATATGCGCCCATACCAGCTACTGGACCCACAACCGGGGCAAAAGGCCCCGATAACGCCGCTGCACCAGCACCAACAGCTAAAGGACCCGCCATTTGCGGAGCACTTTGTAAAAAAGATTCTGCTATATAAGACGGTACATTAGATGCCGCAGATGCTAAACCTTTTTCAGCATAGATACGTTCTAAATCGGCAAAAGAAAGGTTTTTAGGTCCTTCAGCAGCTTCTTTAGCTTT